ACAATCGTATGCATAAACAAATGGGCCATGAAAGATGAGCAGGCCCTTTATAAATGCCTGAACGGATTCCAATTTATGCATTATGCTGAAATTACAAACAAAAATACAAAGTTGATCCGCTTCTCCCGTGGCTGGATGAAGAGGATACAGCAATACAAGGAGGGGTGACTATGATTTGGACTTTTATCGTTATTTTAGTCCTCTATCTTTTGATTGGAGAAATATTGCTCCGGATCACGAATTTCGAGAGCAAAAACATAACATGGAAAGAGCACGCTAAATGGGTCGTGGAATATCCGTACCTCATTTGCAAAATTTTTAAAGGCAAACCGAAAATATAGGGGATATCGATGGGCTGGCTGGGTGACATATCATTAGGTGGAGTTAAGGGATTGCTGGAGGGTGCCGGAACCTTTGCGAAGGATATCAGATCCGCAATAACCGGCGAGATCAGTCCGGAGAAAAAGGCGGAGCTTCTGCAAATGGCTGATAATCTCGAAGCGCAGGGGATGAAAGCGCAGGCCGACATAAACAAGATTGAGGCCGCGAATCCGAATGTATTTGTTTCTGGATGGAGGCCCGCCCTCGGTTGGGTGTGTGTCTTGGGGATAGGTTATCAGATGGTGTTCAGGCCGCTTCTGGGCTGTGCTTTGGCACATTGGGCGCCGGTATTGCCGGAACTGGATATCTCCTCCCTGATATCGCTTGTAGTCGCCATGCTCGGCGTTGCCGGGTTCCGAACCTATGAGAAAAAGAACAATGTAGCGAGAGGGTGACATGAGAATTTCCACCACAACAGCCCCGACAGTCGAACCCGTCACATTGGCAGAGGTTAAGAAACACCTGAGACTTGCCACCACGGAAGCAGGGGCGGCGGCTTATACCTCTGAAGATGACTTATTAAATCGCCTGATAACGGTTGCCAGGACACAAGCGGAGCAGGAAACAGGCCGGGCCTTTATCACACAGACAAAAACCATGTATCTGGACGGCTGGCCGGATGAGGACTTTATCCGCTTACCTTACCCCACCTTACAATCGGCGGCGGTAACCTACCGCCTCGAAGACGATGACGACTATGACGAAACCCTCTCCACGGTGGACACAGATATTGTATCAGAACCGGGCAGGGTGGTCTTGCAACCAAACGAATCATGGCCCTCTGGCACCCTCTACACTGACAGACCGATCAAGATAGTCTTTGTGTGCGGGTACGGGGATGATGCCGATGATGTGCCGGAGAATATCAAGTCTGCAATGCTCCTGAAAATCTCTGACCTCTACGAGAACCGGGGGGAAGTGGTTATGGGAGTGAGTGTTGGCAAGATAGCTGATGCCGTGGACAGTTTACTTCGGCAATATAGGATATGGACGGAGTTTGACTGATGCGAGCCGGGCGAATGGACAGAATCGTGACCCTCAAAGAACCGGTCACAACTGAAAATGACTTCGGTGAGGAGATCGAGACCTTGATTGAATTGGTCAAGGTGGGGACAGAAATAGCCACCGGCACCCTGACGGCAGGAACGCTCTACCAGATCACGGCCACAGAAACGAACCATTTTTACACCGGGTGCTCTGTATATGACACATTCACGGCGGCGGGAACTGAGACCTGCGATGATAACAACAAGGTCAAACCCGTGACACTCCCCGCTACTGTATGGGCGGAGCGGCTGGAACTTAGAGGCGATGAACGCTGGAGCGCTCAACAGGTGGTCGCCTCTCTTTCGGCGAAATATCGCATCAGATACCGTGATGACGTTGGGCCGTTGGATGTACTCATTGATGCAGATGGTAGAGAGTACGACATATCGGCGGCTTTGGAATTGGGGCGAAAAGAGGGCTTGGAATTATTGGTAAGCGCGAGGGGGGAATAATGGCACAGCCCGCATTTAAATTGACAGATCAATCGGGCGTCTATGCCATAGAAAATAAGGTTAATGGCAAAAGGTATATAGGGTCTGCTATCAATATAAGGCGTCGCTTTATTGAACATAAAAGCCCTCTCAGGCGTGGAATACATTGGAATAAATATCTCCAAAGGGCATGGAATATGTACGGTGAGGAATCATTCGATTTTTACCCTGTTTTGTTTTGCGACAAATCAAACCTTATTTATTTTGAACAGAGGGCAATTGATGCCATAGACGCATCCAATCCTAAGGTCGGATATAATCTCCGTCCTAAAGCAAGAAATAATTTTGGGATGCGGCATAGTGCTAAAAGCAAAGCAAAGATAGGGGACGCTATGAGAGGCAGCAAGAACCACAACTATGGAAAACCAATGCCGGAAGATACAAAACTGAAATTATCAAAGGCGAAGATAGGTAAATATGCCTTAGGCAATGCTTATCATGCAAAAGCGATTGTAGATACTTGGAATAAAGCAACCTATTCTTGCATTAAAGAAGCGGCTGCAAAAACTGGTTTACCACCAGCATCAATCAGGGAATGGGCGTCCGGCATTAAAAGAAGCGAAAAGTATCATGGAAGATTCATTTTTGCTGACAAGAAATACCGTCCTAAAATAGAACCGAAAGGAAGACCGATTGGGAGCAAGCACCCATTGGCGCGTAGGGTTGTTGATACATGGACAGGAAAAATATTTGGAACAATTAAAGAAGCTGCTGAAGAGAATGATTTTGATCGCAACATAGTAAGGGATTGGATTGTCGGTCGTAGACCTGGTGGAGTCAATAAAGGAAGATTTAGATATGCAGAAGATGTGGGGAAATAATCAATGTCTAATAAGGCATTTACATTTAAAATAACTGGACTCCAAGAATGTATGAATGCTTTAGAACAATTGCCGACTGTTTCCATGAAGCGTGGAGTTGTACGCAATGCCCTGAAAAAGGCTGCTATCCCCATCAAAGACCGTGCCAAAGAGAACGCGCAGGGCATTAGGATTGACAACCCCGGCGTGATTGCTGACTCGGTAAAAATCGGGACATCTTTGAAAAAATCACAACGGGGCCGAACGGATAGATCACGGGTGACGGCATATGTAGGAAGCTCACACCCATTAGCGCATCTTTTTGAGTTCGGGACGGCTGAGAGATACACGAAAAAAGACGCTTACCGTGGATTTATGCCAGCAATGCCATTTATGCGTGAAGCATGGGACAGCCAGAAAAAGGTTGCTCTCGGATTGTTGAAGCAGGAACTCTGGAAAGCGTTAGAGAAAGCGGCAAAGATGCTGGCGAAAAAAGCCGCGAAGGGAACCCTTACAAAAGGGCAAATTGCCGGATTGAGAAGATGATCGAAACTGAACTGAAATACATACTGGTCAATGATACGACGGTCAAAGCGATAACGACACGGTGTTATCCGGTGAAACTGCCTCAGAATCCGACGTATCCATTGATCCTTTATACCAAGATTTCAGGCATGAGAGATCATCACCTTACCGGGCCGTCAGGACACGCACACCCACGTTTTCAGATCGAGGCATGGGCCGAAACATACGCGGGCGCAAAAACTCTTTCCGAGGCTATCAGGGGCGCATTGGATGGATACACCGGAACTGCATCGAGTACGAAAATAAGCTCATGTCTCCTGGATTCAGAGCGTGATGTATATGAATCAGAAATAGAGGTTTATCGTGTCATACAGGATTACTTGATATGGCATGATGAGTAAATAGTTCAATAACAATTTGGGGCTTCCCTTGCCCTGAAACAACAGGAGGTAACAAAAAATGGCTGTAAATGGATTAATAGCACAGGGAACCACATTAGAGATTTCCACCGGTACGGGAGGTGCAAAAACAATCACCGATATTTCTCTTGCCAATCCCACCATCTTGACATGCAGCTCTCACGGTTTGTCAGACGGTGATGTCGTTACGGCTGCCGATTTCGCCGGTGACGATGCGGCAAGCATCAACGGCAACAGTTATGTTGTGCTGTTTGCGACCACAGATACTTTCGCGATTGATCTGGATTCGTCGGCCTTGACGATCACCGACAATACCGATGCTGCCACTATGACCCCGGTAACATATTCGACGGTTGGTGAAGTAACCGATTGGGACGGCCCTTCCGGTTCGGCTGCGGTAATCGATATGACGCATTTAAGCTCTACCGCAAAGGAGAAGAAAGTCGGAATTCCCGATGAAGGTCAGTTTACGTTCTCGATGAACTTCGATCCTGATGACACCGGACAGGCCGCAGCGAGGACGGCACGGGCAAACGGAACTGAAAAGAACTTCAAGGTGACTTATGAGGACAGCACAGTTCAGTCTTTTGCCGGTTACGTTTTAAGCCTCAGTTCTTCCGGTTCAGTTGATGGAAAGGCTGCCGGCAGTATGACTGTTGAAATTACCGGGGCGGTGACAACGGCATGATAACCGGCATGAAGCAAATCGTAATTAATGGAAAGTCGTACTATCTCCGCTTTACCTGGGCTGCACTTTCAGAAGTCGCGGGGAAGTACGGCGATAATCCGAACCTGTTTGATCCTGAAACCGTGGCCTTTGTAGCAAGCGCCGGAATGCGCGAACGTCACCCGGAAATGACACCGGAAAAGATCATGGAGTTATCGCCTCCGCTTTACCCCTTTACGAATGACGTTCAACAGGCTCTCAAATGGGCATACTTCGGAAGCGACAAGATACCGAATGACGAGGACGTAAAAAAAAAGCTGAACCCGATTGGCTTGATAAAGCGTATCGGGCGGCTGTTCTCGCAGGAATAAGTCCGGCTGAATTCTGGCAGTTGACACCCTATCAAACACGGCTTGCGATGGGGGCATTACGAGAAAAATCTGACAAACAGGCATGGACGGTAGCGGCTTTTATGAGAACGAAAAAACTTCCGACATATGAAAGTCTCGGACCGAAAGAAAAGAAGAGCATGAAATCTCTGAAAGATGCTCTTGGAGCGTCAGTACAAAGGAAAAAGAAGAATGGCTGAACCGATCGGAGCATTACGAGCGGAGTTAAGCGCCGGCCATGCACAATTCGCGGCTGATATGAAAAAGGCCAAGGATGCGGTGCAGAAGAACGCCTCCGGCATGTCTGCTGCAATGGGGAAGGTTGGTAAGAAGTTCACCGAAGCCGCGACTGCTCTCAATAGGTATGCCGGTTATGCTATTGCCGGGGCCATAGCCGCGTCAGTAGCCTATATCAAGAAACAGGTCGATGTCGCTGATGAAATGGGAAAGCTCGCCCAAGCAACGGGGACAACATCGGAATACCTGTCATCAATGGTTTTAGTAGCCTCTCAGGGAGGCACTACCCTTGAAAATGTTGCCAAGGGGGTCAAGAAGCTCTCACAGAATATGTATGATGTGAGGGCGGGGACAGGGGAGGCGAAGGACGCTTTTGAAGATCTGAACATTAAAGTCACCGATAGCAGCGGTGTGCTTAGAAGTTCAGACGATGTGATGAAAGATATTGCAGATAAGTTCAAGAGTATGGAGGATGGGGCTGAAAAGACCGCCTATGCAATGGACATCTTCGGACGGGCCGGGGCAGAACTAATTCCCATGCTGAACGGTGGCCGGGACGGGATCGAACAGTTGCAGAAAAAG